TAACGTCGATAAGTATCAGCCCCAAATCTCTGAGTGGGATGTTGAGGTAAGAGGGACGGATTTCCCCTGTATTGTTAAGCCCCTTTCAGAGCAACCCGCCTCGCTGACAACGGAATCAGGTAATGCACTGACGGAAACCACCGGCAAAACGGGTAGTTTTCTGACAAAAGCCTCACTGGCCGATAATCCGTTTTTACAGCACGCGACCATCGGTAGTACCACGCTTACCCTGTCGAATGGTCAGGTTAATAACAGTGTGTCTTATGCGGTCAATTCTGGTCGCAGGATCCAGATTGTCCTGCCCCCTAATCCGGAAGCCACGGAAGACATGCCCTACGTTGTAGAAATTGAGGTGTTGTGATGAGAGAGAAAGTAATAAACGACAATGTGCTGATTCCTGCGTATGCCATCAGAATTAAATCAATTACGGCTGATGACGGCGGATTTGCTGTTATCACCCCGGATGATGAGCAGGAAATCACCGACCCGATTACGGTGACGGCGGCATTTGTTGAAAAATACAACCCGCAACCCGGCGGATATTACATCATGTGCGTCAATGGTGTGGGGTTGTATGCCGATTAACCATCGCTCACCAGAGAAGGAATAATTGTGGCCGGTAAAAAATTTTACTCATTGATTACCACCGCCGGGCTGGAACGACTGGCCGACGCTGCGGTCTCAGGCGAGCCGGTCGGTTTTGCACTGATGGCCGTAGGGGACGGTAACGGACAACTCCCCGTACCTTACCGGGAGCAATCCGGCCTGGTCAGCGAGGTGTATCGCTCGGTGCTTAACGGGCTGAAAATTACCGATGCCGCCGCGAATGTGATAGAAGCGGAAATGCTGATTCCCCCGCAGGTCGGCGGATTTACCATGCGTGAGGCGGCATTGTACGACGAAGACGGTGTTTGTCTCGCCGTGGCAAATATGCCGGAAACCTATAAACCGTTGCTTGCTGAGGGTTCCGGGCGATTCAGCGTTATCCGTATTCAGCTTGCTGTTGCCAATACGGCAGATGTTCAGTTACTGAATGACCCCGGCGTCGTCGTGGCGACCGTTGAAGATGTGATTAAGGTCGGCAGTGAGACCCGTGATTACACTGACAATCAGTTGAGTGAGCACGCGAAATCACGAAATCACCCGGATGCCACGCTGGAAGAAAAAGGATTTACCCGGCTGAGTAACGCCATTAACAGTGACAGCGAAGAACTGGCGGCTACGCCAAAAGCCATCAAAGCGGCTATCGCTTCGGCGGTGCGCAGCGCCTGGGAGCTGGATAACCCGGTCGGCACCACCCGATTTTTCAGTCAGAATCTGGATCCGAATGAGCGTTGGCCCTGGTCGCAATGGGTGTACACCGGCGAAAATAAATCAATTCGCGTCGGCAAGGCTGATGGTTCGGACGTCGGGCAGACCGGCGGCGGCGATACCGTCACGCTTCAGAAGGCTAACCTTCCCGCCGTGCAGATTGATGTAAGCGGAGAAACCAGTGAGCAGCCAGAGCAGAAGCTGACAACCACGCGCGGCGGCATTCACAATCATGGTGGTGTGGCCGGTAAAGATGATCCCTGGGAAATCGGCGGCGATGTGCGTCAGCTCTTTAACCCGAAAGAGCTGGGTGTGACAGATGACGCCGGAGAGCACGATCACGAAGTTACGGTACCACCCCACAAACACACGACCAGCGGCAAAACCGACAACCTCGGCGAAGGTAAATCATTAAGCGTGGTGGAAGCACACACCCTGTTGATGTGCTGGGCGAGGGTTGCATAGTATCGAGCATCGTCAAAAATAACGGAGCTGCAGCACGGTCAGAAGTGGTGATGTTTGCCGGTATAGCAAAGCCCCTCGATGAGGGGCTTTTTGTTGGATTAAAACAGGCGATTAACTGAGTTAGTTGTTGCGTTAATAGCTTTGGTGGCGCTGGCCTGAAGGTCTGCCAGGGCATCGCTGATGGAGGATGATTGCAGCTTCTCACGAAAATCTGCGTCCGCCCGGCTGAGGCTTAACGTAAATTCAATTTTTTTTGCGCCACCGAACTGATCGAACTCTGTATTTCCTCGTTCCAGCCGCGTCATGACGTACATCCCGTAAATCCGTCCATCCCCTTCAATCAGCGGCCAGGGGCGGCCTGAAAATCCGATCGTCTCCAGCGCAGAAAGCGACAGGTTGCCGCCGGTAATTTCCGGAAAGAGCACCCCGGACAGGGTAATATTGTCCTCACCCGGCCCGATGTACTGCCACCCGGCAGACTGATTAACCCGGTCGTTTTTAACATGCCGCCATTCCTGCGCGTGCTGGAGCTGCTGATAAGGGGCTGTGCGCAGCGTAAAAACAAACATCCCGAAAACCATCATCATAATTGCCACCTATTCTCTGTCGCGGAACGAGCCACGGTTATTTCTGTTGGTGCTGGCCATTGCATCGCGCACGGCGTTGCGCACCATTTTTTCCAGATCCCGGGGCGAGTGCTGGCCGACCTCGTAGAAGTTAAGATTGAACACCGGCGCAGCACCGCCAGGCGCGGAAACGGGCGCAGAACCAGGCGCTGGCGTGGCGGCTGGTACCGACAGAACGCCGCCGGCCGCCGCAGCTGATACGCGCGGCACAGACTGCGGAATCACTCGCGCTTCCCGATAAGCCCCGCGCAGGGCCAGCGCACGCGGCAGGTTTTTAAAGATAATGTCGCCGGGCCCGATCCTTTTGGCCGCCTTCGTGTTATCGGCGGTGGCCTTCGTGTTGTTTGCGATATTATCCAGGCGCCGCAGCGTGCCGTTATTACCGGTGATAACAGGCGGTTTATCGCCGGCTGGTTTGTACACTTCCGCTTTCCCTAGCGGGAGTTGGTGTCCGGCCAGTGCTGCCGCCGAGGCCTCTAGCTCGCGCTGCGCCTTATCCGCTTGTTGCCTGGCCTTATCGATCCCATCAGGGATGAGATCCAACTTCTTAAGCAGCCAGTCCACCCCATTCATGAGTTGCTGAAGCGGCCACAGCAGAACGCTGAGAGCCGTTCCCATAACCCGTCCGAATGTCTCCCCAGCAGAGGCGCACTTATCCAGCGTTTCTTTGCTGGCTTCCATCGGGCTGAGCAGGTTTTTAAACCACTCCCAGGCCGATTTAATCCCGTTACCAATAGCAGAGAAGATCGGAACCAGTGGTGATAATGCGTTTCGAAGTGGCGCCAGCGCCTGCCAGATGCCAGTAAAGAAGCCCCCGAAAAATGCCTTGATAGGCTCCCAATAACGCCAGATCAGAAGGCCGGCCGCGACAAACGCCGCCCCAATAAGACCGATTGGGCTAAGGAGGAAAGACAAGGCCCCGCCAAGCACCGATACCGCGCCGGTAATCACTCCCCACAAAGCGGGGAGGCCAGTCAACCGCAGTACCAGCATGGCAAGGTTTTTACCAAGAGACGCCAGCGCCGCACCAGGAGCCAGAAATGCCCCCATTAATCCAGCACGGATAGCAGGCAGTACCGCCGACACCCTCCCGAAGCCAGAGGCAACACCTGCCAGCACGCCACTCCAACCGCGCATAGTTGCCATTGCGGGGCCAGCAGCCGTGCCAAGTGTTCGTATTGCGGTGATTGTCCCCGCAATCCCTCTCCCACCTGTAAGCAGCACGAAACCGAGTCGCAGTTTTGCCAGTGGGCCAATCAGAATCCCAGCAGCAAGGGAAAGGCCGCCGATAGCGACGGTGAGCGCGAGGGTGCCGCCAACAATGAGCAGAAGGCTTTGCGCAAGGCGCGGATTAGCTTTAACCCATTCGCTGGCCGCGGTGATTACGTCGCTCAGGTTTTGGGTTAACTTGCGAAGTGGACCGTCGGTGGTTTCCTCGATTTGGATACGGAACCCTTCCCACGCACTGTCGAGGTTCTTCAGGTCGCCGCCGAGGTTGTCGGCCATCACTCTTGCGGCCTTCAGCGCCTCACCCTGAGAGCCACGCAGATCGGCGAGAAGTTTTTGCAACTCACCACTTCCAGCCGCTCGAACCAAAGCCTGAAAGGATTTTGCCGCTTCTTCACCGGCGATATCTTTGAAGAACGAAAGCTGATCCGTGGCTCCATATTTTTTAATGGATTTATAAATGTCGGAGAGCACTGTTTCCGCCGGTCGCATTTTGCCGGTAGCGTCAGCCACGGTAACTCCTAGCTGTTTCAGCGCCGCTCGTGCTGTGGTGGTAGGCGCTGCAAGCCGGGAGAACGTCGTTTGCAAACCTGTACCAGCGATACTGCCACGGAGTCCCACGTTCGCCATTACGCCGATCATGGCGGTGGTACGTTCAACATCAACGCCCAGACCGGCCATGCCG